TCCTGGTACAACATATGTAATATCAGTGATATCTGGAGAACCATTAGCAACAGTAAAACCAACAGATGCTGTATTATTACCATTGTAAATTCTTAGTTCGCTGGATTTGTTAGTACCACCCTGTGTTTTAACTTGAACGTGTCCATCTGTTCCTGATGCAGACTTACCTGCTTGAAGAACTATGTGACCACCTGTTCCAGCACCAGAATCTTCACCACCATGAAGGTTGATTGATCCTGCTTGTGCACCACTTGTATCACCACCAGTAATAGTAACTGGTCCACCAGCGAATCCCATATAAGCAGCACCGCCACCTATAGTAACTGGACCACCAGTTTCACCACCACCTATAGCAGAACCTGCTCTAAGTGATAAACTACCACCGTCGTAACCATCACCAGATTGGACTTCAATGTTACCACCTTGTCCATTACCAGTACCTTCACCACCATACAAGAACATTTGTCCGCCATCACCATTACCGCCAACAGAGTCACCAGTCTTGATTGTGATATCACCACCACTATAACCAGAAGCACCGTCACCGGAATCGATTGTTATTGCACTACCGTCTGAACCTGAACCATCAGCTGAATCAAGATCCAATGTGCCACGTGAAGCAATCTGTGAAGTTGAAGTAGTATGTCTTTCAACTAACTGAGCACCACCGTCATCAATGTACATGTGGATGCTTTGTCCATCAACTCGTGGGTTAATTGCACCTGCACCTGTAAGAGAGATGTATGTGTTATCATCAGAGGCTGTAATGTATTCTAAATTCTCATGCAACCACTCTGAACCTGCACCTCGTGATCCACTGAAACGAAGAATTTTACCGTCTTCAGCTGTTGTTCCTTGTGATGGTAGAGTATCAGAAACGTCTGTTAGATCAGGTAATGCCTGAATCGCTGAATTATCAGTTGGTTCCCATGTAGAAGTGCCATTATTCCAAGTTAGAACGTCACCATCACTTAGACCTGTAACACTTGATTGCGTCCAGTTAAGCGTTCCATCTTTATAATAAAGAATCTGACCAGTTGATAATGCAGGTGATGTACCTTCACCATCAATGTTAACGTCAGTTAGTTCTTTTAGGGTGTCCACACCGGCTGCTGCGGAAACAGCGGCATCTAATTGAGCTAATGCATCAATAAGATTCGCCATTGGCGAACCAGTAGGACTAATATTTGTAAAACCTGTGAATGCTGTTGGGTCAAATGTCCCATCAATATTCATGTATCCACCGGAATTAATAACGTTGGTTAGATCGGCACCTGCGCCAAATTCTACCCATGCGTTAGTTGCACCAGCGGCATAATACCAGTAAGACTGTGTATCTGTGTTATATGCTATACGACCATCGACCGCACCGGCACCAGAAGGAAGTGACCCACCAAGAGCACCACCTGCCAAACGCTCAATAATTGCATTCTGCAATTCACCTGATCCGAGCGTTCGGAATTTTAAATCACCATTGATTTTCATGCTATTCGACTCCTTGAAATAAATGATTTTTTGCTTGACATATGGTATTTATAAGAAGGGGGTTTTTTTAACCCATTCTTCTCACTGATGTCGTAAGCTGCTTAATAGCGTTATTAAAGGTAACTGGTTCTACTCGTGTTTTGCCTAAATCAAATTCTTTTACATCGTCTTGATTTACATCAGTAAACACAAATGTACCCTTGTTACCATTACGTTCTATATCTGACATTGTATAGCCTTTTAGCTTTAGAACAGATGCCAGAATGATGTCTGTTGTTTTGAAGTTTTCTATTGTCATAATTATAATTCTTATGTTGAACTGAAAAATAAGATGTGAGCGGTGCCCGACATCGGCGCTCCAAACGTTATCTCGATGTTATTTATGTCAAGAATCTCTATTTTGTTGGGAATTGTGAATTCTCCTATGTCGTCGTATACTTGAACTAGTACCTGATCTGTCAATTCGTTATGTGGTACTGGCCACACGGCACTGGGAACTATTTGTTCATATAAAAACCCATCCGCAAGACTAGTTTTAAATTTACCACCACGTGCAACAATTCGTCCGGTATCTTTATCAATCAGTAATGGAGTTAAGTTGGCCATTATTGTTATTCCTTATAGATATATTATAGATGGTTGTATATCAACCAATATGGTGAGTTCATCAACAAGCACTCCCACTCGTTGAATTGAAAATACTTGCGGAACTTCTGTGGTCAACTGACCATCATCCCCAACAAATATTAGCGTTCCTGGATCTTTACTAAAATCTATATTCGGTGCTTTGACTGAAAAATCATCATCCGTCAAATAACCACTAGTAACATATGATCTAACTTCTCCCGTTGCCATTGGCTCTAACGTAACTCCAATACACGGAAATAACGGATCTGTGTTCTTAGCTAATCCAAGCTGCCGCTGTCCCTTTAATGCAATACACTGATATCTACCAATAGGTTCTATCGCTTGACCATCAACGATTGCCTGCTCTGGTCGAAAACCAGTAAGGTTAGAAAACTGTGAAAATATTGCACTTTCAGTTGTGATAAACTTACCACGTCCACGTCTATCAAATCTTTTGATTGGACGTGTTTTGTTCTCGTCATCAAATAACAAGAACCCTGCACGAACTGGATCGTCCATGCCAGATTGTGTTCCAACTGCATATGGAACTATACTCGTCCCATTAACACGTGCAGCAAAAACCCTAACTTTTGGTAACCACCGACTGCCATTCCACACATTCATATTTTCATATGATGCACGCATATCAAACCAATGCTGACCTACTTGTGGATTATTTGGTGGCGATACATCTTCAATAGGTTGTAATGTGGTTGTTCCAAACCCACGTTCACCCGTCAACTGATTTAACTTGTAATACAACCAATATTTGTTTGTTGTTGGTAAATCAGTCCATGCTGGATTTATGGTACCAGCTTCTTCATATAGATAATCATGTTCTGGACCATCAGCAAACGCATAGATAACGGGCGCACTAGTAGCATTCAATAAAATAGCAGTGTTACCTGCTGTAAATTGAAGTGCCGATGGGTGCGTTCTTACTATTCCCTGCCTAAATGAAATCCGTGCCATTACATTACCTTATGTTTAAAATATTTATTCATTATGTAAAAGCAACCCAATAAGTAAATGATCCACCATCGAACCCGGCAATATCAAATGCAGCCATATCCCAACCTTGAAGAATGTTGGCACCAACATCATTTATTGTTAATTGCATATTTTCTGATATACTTGATCTTGCTGTTAAGCCCTGTCCGTCATCTACACATACTGCTGGTTCATCATATCCCCATGGTCTTAACTGAATATCACCATCAACAACAGCGGATGGAATATTTTCTAAAACATATATCCTTAATCGTTCTGGTGAACCACCAGCAATCAAAGAAAACAATACAGTATAACTATCATTATCATTGCCAGTTGAACCCGACACACCAAACTTAACACCATACTTGTATGCAGATTCCCATGAACTAATAGATGCAGGAACACCAACATTGTTAGCTATTTCAAAATACATCGGTGAAGTGCTTACATCCAATACTGAATTGGGAACGTCAAAACCACCACCTAATGTGGGTGGAGATCCAGAAATAGCTTGTTGAAAAATAGCACCAAATCCACCACAATTGATATTCTGATCAACATGTGCTGGTGACGGAAATACAATACCAGCTCGCTGAACATAGATATCATCCTTCGCAGATTTAGAATAACAACTTTCTGGAATCACAGCTCCACTGGAAGTGTAACCAGGAGAAATTGCTTCAGAAACATATATCTTTGTCCTAGTATTCGTTATGTTAATGTCTGTACCTGGTGATAATGGACTTCCTTCTTTATAACCATAATACGGATCATTAACTGTCGAACTGGAAGTGTCTACAACAACATTGATAACGGTGAATGGGGCATGCTGCAATTGAGTCGTTTGAACCAAAATCACTTCACCAACTTCAATCTCACTTGATGCATCACCAACAACTTCCCAATAACCAGTACCCGAATCAACACCAGATAACTGGAACTTGTGATAGTTACAATTGAATATTGCTGCTGCTTCTTCTTCTGTCCAACCCCATAACGATAACAATGAAGTTTCTGGTGCACCTAATGACAAATGAAAATCTTCAGAAAATGTAACATCAATACAATCAGTATGAATATATTCCACCAACACTTCCAATACCTTGGTGTGATATGGTTTAACAAAGTTAGTGTAATTAACTAACCCTTCTACTGGATCGATGCTTGTTGTTAATATGTCAGCCATTGTCTTTAATCGTCATATATTCCATTAGTTTCTAATATTCTTATTCCATGTAATGCAACCCAAGAAGTTTTAAATATATCTTCATATTTACGATTAAATGGCATTGCTGCGGTATTAAACACAGAGAAGAATATTCTATTAACGTTTGTGAATGTGAATGTGTTATACAATTCCGCCAATGCGTTAGATATTTCTTGTGCATCTTCTGGGGTTCTTGGAGTCAAATTGAGTAGATCATATCTATCAAAGAATGTTTGAATATCTACTGGTGTAAAATCATTATCACCATCTTGTAGATATTGAAGAATTGCTTCCCATGCAAGTTCACCATCACATAATGCTTGACCGGTATAAGCTATTCCAATTCTAGTGTTATCATTGTTTTCAATATCATAAAGTTCTTTATCCAATGCGGGTACACGAACTGTAGTACCACCAAGAGATGCTATTGTTTGGCCAATAACAGATTCAACCATTAAATTCCAAAGATAGCGATCAATGTTAAAAGTTTGTTCTTCTCTAAACATCTGCCATTCTTGATGGATATTTTTCAATTCTGTTGAATTACCTGACAACGTATCAAATAAATCATCACGCAATATAAAGCTTCTAGTAAACCGAAGAACATATCTGTCATCTGCATTAATTAATGAACCATAGTTTCTAAGAACTGCCTGGTTATATCTTCTTGGTGCAGCAGTAACTTCTGGAGATCCTGTAATCAATTCTTCAACCACATTCTGTGGGACAATATATGGAACTGGAATTGTTTCTAATTCAGTAACTGCTTGCTGCATAGAAACATCTTTGTTTCTGGTATGTTCAACTACTGATTTGTTTTCTACCCAGAAATAATATTTGGTTGTTGGTACACCATTTTCTATAACACGTTCTGTAGAATATGGGGTAACTTCTTTAACTGTTGTGCCATCTACCGTTGGTGCCTGCTCAATTAATGTAACAAAATCATTCGAGTTGTTTCATTTCTAACAAATCCACCAATCGTTGTGGTATCAAGTAATGGTGTTACGTTAAACTGTGTTCTACCTTCAAATGGAAGTGTGCGTGGAGATCCAGAAGGTGGAATATAAGTAGCACCTGGTGCCAAAATAGTACGTAGACCATCATTAGGTCCATCAAACCAATCAACAACATCTCCAATACTAAACTTGGTTGATTGGTCGCCTTCTATTACCAATGTATCAAAACTTTCTACAGTATGAACAACTTCATATGCTACAGAATCATTTACAATGTCATTAACATTAAGAGTTATTGGATCACCATTACCATCTAATGCAAGCTCACCATTCTTATATACATCATAAACAGCGTCTGGATTATTTGTATGTTGATCCAAAACAAATGCTGGCATATCAATACACAAATGACTTGGATATTCAAGCTTAGTTAATGGAACAAGTGCCCATGTTGTTACTTCAGGTGAACCACTTGTGGTAGACTGCCACACTTCTGTTCTAATACGTCCTGTTACTCGGATCTGTTCATCTATAGATACATCACCTTCTTGTGCTTCTGCTAACGCATTATATCCATCAGGAGCAACATCTGATTCAGTCCACTGATACATGCGGTAAGATGACCAGTCAGCCAAACGACCCCAGAATTTCAATCTATCAAGAATGTCTGGATTGATTGTCTTATCGGAATATGGAACAAACCCTAATTCATTTGTATCCAACCAGGTGGTACCAACTTCCGTTCTTCCCCATGGATCATAAGAATCAGCAAATACTTCTTCAACATCTCCAGTGGAAGTGTTTACTTGGAATTCATATCGATTCACTAATGCTTCAGGAGATCCTGAAAGCTGTGTCATTGTTACTGGATCGTCGTCACGTTGCACATCTACCAAATGAATAGCATTGTGATAATGATTATTCAATGCTGGGTGCCATAGTATTACATCAGAAATCGTTAGTTCTTCAATAGTATCTCTGATCTTACATGGATTATGCTTAGATTCATATGGTGTTAACATATAGATACTCAAATCTGTTGGAATGCCAGCGGTCAAGAATATGATTGCCTTGGAATTCAATACATCATAATCCACACCTTCAGCTAACGTTGTGTCAGTGGAAGTGTTTCTTACGATCACACCATCAACTATTTGTGGTAGTTCCAATATAAAGGTAGCTGGACTACCTGAAGTAGTATCAGGCTTGTAATCAGATGAAACAGGTGTAAAGATTTCTACTTTAGTATTGAAATATATGTTTCCAACAGTATCAAAATATTCTTGTTGATTTGGATATTCATACCAACGACTTTGATCGGTAGTGTTTACTTCCAAGAATCCTTCTTCAGCACTTCCAACTTCATCAACGAAGTGTAGTCTGATTTCACCAACACGAGTATCATCAGTGAATAGTTTTATTTCTGGTAGATTATATTCACTGCTGCTACCATAATCGGCAATCTTATATGACCAGAACTCATCGATCTTTGCATCAACAAATCTTCTTGAATTGATGAATGCTTTTATGGAATTGACAGATCCCTTTGCCTGGATCATACCTCTCCAGAATAGGAATTGTGATTTTGGATTAATATTAATCGCATTCAAGAAATCAAATGGACCATCATATCCCAATGAATCTCTACCTTCTTCTACCAAATCGTTAGCTTCAATAACCTTGTAGGTATCATATGCAAATCTTAAGTCTTCAGTCTGACCTTCCATGTTACGAATCAACTTAGAAGAGAAATCAACATCTTGCTGATTCAATAGCGTATATCCACCAACGTTTGGTCGTAATGTGAATTCTGGACTTCTGTCATACTGTACATCGAATTTAGGTGTATTCAATCCAAGGAAAGGATCATAAATCAATGCACCATTTGACGCATAGTTGTTAAACAATAATACATGTTCGTACCCATCAATGAATACGTGTGCACTAGACAGATGTAAAAGATTATACATGTCTGGTGCTACACCTACTGGTCTAAAATCTGGATTAACATCGTTTGTTATATCATTACCTACCATTATTCGTGTTATCTTATCTTGACGCAATGGTAGAACTTTATTTCCTGGGAGTCTATTACCATTTTGATCGAACAATAATTGATCAGTTTTCACATCAGCAAATGGACCTCTGAATAAATCAGCTACTACACCTTGTGGTGTTGATATCCATAGATTATTTCTGAATGGATTCAATTCATGTTCTGGGCTAGTTTCTCTTCCTAAAACTTCCTGAATTATCAATTCACCTGAACCAGTGGATGTTATTGGGATGCTAACGCCATTTCTAGCATTCTTAGAAGTTAATGCCAAACGGAAATCTGCATTACTGTCACGTATAATATAATAATGAGTGTTAGGCAATAATGGATCGGGTAATGTACTACCAGTCTGTGCTGTTACTGTAACTAGTTTTCCTGTTCTCCAATTAGGTGAATTTACAGTTTCAATTGTTTCACCTTGTGCAGTTAAAGATGTTATAGTTTCAAACTTAAACGCTAATGGCGAACCTTCTACAGTATACTTATAAGAATCATGTCTACGTTGAATGATGGTTCTAGAGTTATAAGCAAAATTAATAAAACGTTCTACTTCCAACTGCCAATTAACCACACGACCTGTGTCGAAATCAATATCTGTTGCTTCATGATTGAATCTGAAATTTTCAACATCTTGTTGATATGCATCATATCCAAAAACAATAGAAATAATATTCTGCATTCCAGTTATTCTTTCTGGAAGTAGCTTGGTTAGAACCAAATCTTTGTCTAGTTCATATGCATACCAAATTTTATCAGTGGAAGTGCCGTCTAGTGCTCGGAATGAACGTGCTACCTGTGATACAGTGTGATTACCAACACCGCCACTAAGGATTGTCACTACCGGTCCACCACGTACTTCAGACAATGAAAATTCAGTGTTGCTTACCTTAGTGACATAATATACAACATCGGCCATCAAAGGAGATGGTAAGAATTGATCAGAAGATACAACAACAGCGTCACCATCAACCCATGGTAAATCACGAGCATATGGATCATTGATTGTCATCACATTTGTCACTGCTTCTGGTGAACCTGCAATATTAACGGTGAATGGGAATGACTTGGTTGCATAATGCTTCAAAGGTCTCCCAACCGTCGTATATGAGTTCAAATCGAACACCCACTGGCTTTCACTGTCCACACGTAGTAATGACGGTGGGGCGGAAATTAAGCGTGCTCTGAGCGCATCCATCCAATGATCTTCGATGCCTGGTGAACGTTTTATTCGAATTCTGTAATCTTGGTCGGTAATATCAAAATTTCTATTTGAGATCAAGAATGATTCAGTATCCACAAATGTAGAGAATTGATATCCTAATGGTGCTCTCCATGCAGTCCACATAGCACGGAAATTAGAAGATGCGCCATCATACCCATTAAATCTATTGTAATTGGTATACCACTGTAGTGTTCCTGGGAACTTCAATACACTATTATCATCCAACAAATCACCATGGAATTGTGTATTCTGATGTGCATAAACCTTTTCTTGTCGCTTGCTAACTTCTAAACACCCAACTTCAATAAACTCTTCACCTAATGTTTGATGAATGAATCTTACTGGATCAATCTTGAATGCAACCTTCAAACTATCATATAGATATTGTGTGGCATTCTCCCATGTCCATTCAACTACACCAGCATCATCATATTGGAAATCTGCATCTTCAGCTATAATTTCTACTGCTGATGTGAATACTGATCTAACAGTTGATGGAGGTGGTACGGTTGGTGCTTCCCAGAATGGAGGCAACAATTCATCAGGATCAACACCACCCCATGAAAGTGAATCAATATTCACAGAAACAAAGTTATAAGTTTGTACTGTACCAGCAAATCCTAGACTCAAATTACCATCAGGTAATAGTTCGCCAGAAGGAACAGTTCCACTAAAAATATTTGTCCACATCAATGGCAACCATCTACGTGTACCGGTTGTATCGGCATAAGTAGTATCCCACCATGTAGGTTTACTATTATAACCTTGCAACTTCCATGGTTCTAAATGTGGATATGGAGTACCATATCTCTTTTGGTAAACATCTTGCCATGTACCACCAGAAACATATGGAACATCTGTTATACTTGGAGATCCTAATGGTACTGATGATTTATAATTCCATGTGAATGGATCAAGGCTATCAAATCCTGGGTTATCAAATGGGAATTGAATTCCTGCTTGTGATATAAATTCAAAGAACGCAACTTGATATAATTCATCTGCCAATACTTGGTTATTAGAAACCAATGTATCTATGTCATAAGCTAATTCTGTTAGATCTGGTGCTGCCTGGTATAATCTTGTTTCCAATTCAAGTAACACATCCGATAACAAGTAGTCAAGATTTATCTCAGTCCATGCAGAAACCGTTGTACCTGGTGAACCAGGACTTGTTCCTACCAATAAACCAGCAGCAGTTGTTGCATTAACCCACTGTGTTAATGCAGGTGATCCAACTTCAGAAAGAACCTTTAATCTATCTGCTGTCGTGTCATACCAAAATGATCCTATTGGAAGTGTTGTTGATGGTGGAGAAGTTGTTCCACTTATTCTAACTGCTTCCATACGATAAAGAATTCGTGAAGATGCAGTAACTTCATACCAATAACATCCTGCGGACTTACCAAATTGAGTTTCATATGCGGAAAATGTTGTTGGTGGTGCGGATACACTTTGTGTTCCCCATGCTCCACTTGGGTTTGATGTTCTATCATCTGGAGTAGTAATAATTCTTTGGTTGAATGCATTTATAGAAGTAGATGCAAAAGAAATATTTGACAAATGTCCGTCATGATGTCTTAGTTCATTTAATTCTAGTAGTTCATCACGCAATACTTGTGGTTCTACTTTAAACGCCATTCTTGTAAATGGAAGTGTTGCGGGCCAGTTTCTAACACCCAATCCAGTATCTTGATCAAATGTGTTACTATCACCAAATACCAAATTGGAAAAATCATTCTGTTCATATGTGTCTATTAAATCGTTAGCCAGATCACCAGAAAGATCAGCAATAGCTTCTTCACTAGTATCTGTCATGAGACTCTGAACATCTCTTCTGAAGAGTTCTTTAATTTGATTTAGTGCATTCTCATATGCATCGTGTGCAAATTCATATAACTGCAATGGATTAACATTCTGTATAAAAACAGATGACAAGAATGTATCATAGCTATTGTTGTATTCCTTTATTACTCCACCTTTACCAAAATCAATTTCAGTAACGATATGGAACAACTGCTGTGAAGATCCAAAGAAGCCTGGTGGAATTTCTTGGCTTTCAACTATACTACCAAAGTGTGCCAATAATTCTGAAGATTTCAATACCTTTCTATTTTCATGCAGATGATTAAAGTATAACTGATGTGGGATTTCCCAATCACCAGTAGGATCACCAATAGGAACTTCATTTCTATCACCGTCAACATATGATGGTACATATACTTCTCTTTCTTCACATACCGTATCATCAATACCTGTTCTCCAAATTGAACAAACAGTTGGGTCGGCAGCAGAAATAGTTGTACCAGCTGTTAACAATGCATCAACAGACCATGACGATCCATCAGATACATTGACAGAATTGTTATTGGTATTAAACCAAATCATACCATCAATACTAATCCATGGTTCACCTGGAGTGTCATCACTAATAATTGGTTTCACATAACATGGTGCGGATAACGCAGAAGTAGCAAACGCACTAGTTAATATTCTTTGATCCCATTCAGAACCAGTCCAATGATAGAACACTGAATTATCAGTATCGAACCAGAATGCCGTTGATGCTGATGTTTCTCTATACGCATAAATTGGACCATCGTCTTCATCTAAAAGAAACTGTTCATAGGAATATTCACGTCTGCCTTGTTCATGTACTATTCTCTTTCCAAAGAAAGGATCGACTGGTGCATCTTGTGATTCATAAAATCCAAATACACGAGAAGCAATATTAACGCTGTTACCTTCAACATCGAAAATATCAAATAATGGGTATTGATTTGTGATTGTTTTTACTTGTTCTAGTTTTCTAAAACGAACCAAACTAGCACATTCTAAATCGGTTGTTGGGTTGAAGGTTAAGTTATTAGGATCTGTTCTAACGAACACATTTTCATAACCGATGTCTACTGATGTTGCGGCACCAACTTCAATTCTAATCTTTCCAAACTTAGCAACGGGTGTCTTCATAACGACTGAATTGACATAATCATCACAATCGTTTAATCTTTCAGGTGAACCAATATACTGCGGCGATCCTGCGGAATTAGCATTTATTTCATCATAAACACCGAACTGTCTAATATCATCGATGTATATTCTTAGTTCATTTGTATTAATGCGTGTCTGGTTATGAAGAATTGAATCAAAATTCAGAACCCATTGAACATATGCAGTTCCAGTTGAAGTAGCAGCAGCGGGAACTTCTTCAGACACTTCCACTAAAGTATTTCCTGCTGAAAGTGTTGCACTGATTATTGTGTATTCACCGTCAACGCCACCACCAGTGTTACCTTGAACAACTAACTTTCTACCAATGACATCAAATGCTGAATCATTGAACATTGTAGTATGGTCACCATTAAGCAACCATCCATTAGGTGAACCAAGATCTGGAGAAACAATTCCAATTTCACCAAAGCTGTCAGACGTTATTGTTGCTTCTTGAGCATACAAACTCAATACATAATCACCATATACGGTTGCAGGTGAACCACTTCCAACGAAATCTTGTGACGCTGGTGGTGGATTTAATGGTATTGGTAACATTGGATTTAATGGTTGAGAAGAAACTGGTTTTGATTCTTCAACACCAAGGAATAACCAATGACGATGCAACCCATCAAAATCATCACCCAGACTGGTTGTTAATGGAATAAATGTTCCGTCAAATACATTAGGTGAACCGGTCGCATCAATATCATAATCTTCGGAAACTGTTACACGAGTCTGATACTTCTCTCCAGAAACTTCTTCGCAATATGTAGAATGCACTACAGTATATGTAAGGTTATTGATTAATGTCGCACTACCTGATAATCTGAATTGGTATCCTGTAACAAATATAGAAGACATGTCACCATATTTTGAATCAAATATGAAATATGTTTCTTGTGGTGAATTTGCTTTTCCAACAGTATATGTATCAACACCATCAAGTTCGAAAAGATGTGGAGATGATGTGGTAGCAGCAAATTCATCAGTTATTGGTGATGCACGATAATTCCATACAAATGAAGTTTCAGCCCACTTATTCAAACTTATTGATGGCAAAAATTCAATGATTGGAATTTGTGCTTGTTTGGCAAGAGTGAAGTTAGGAACCTGATTCTTATGAATCCACTTATTCTGTTCTATCCATGTGTTAAATTCAACACCACAACCAGTAGATAAATCCCATAACTCACCACCTGTGGTGGCTGCTAAAATAACACTGAAATCTTCCTGAACTACAATCCAACCAAGTGGTGAACCACCATATTGTTTTAATTGATCAGCAGTATCATCATACCAAATATCATTCTCTGATGGGCCTGGTGGTGACCCAGTACCATTAGCCGCAATCCAAGATGCTTCCGTAGAATGTTGTATATTTGATATAAGAGCTGTATTCCATAGAACATCTCCAATTTGATTGTCATCCCATTGTCCACCAGACCAACCAAGTGTGCCATTACATGCACAATCACGTTCTGATTCAAATATAGTAGACAATTCACTAAGTGAAACAATACCATCAACGGTTGCATCACTAAAAGGTGGGGAACCAGAAACATCAACAGTTATTACAGTGTTGCCTGATAAATCAAGCTGAGATGATACGGTAGTGAAGAATTCATTATTGATTGTACTATTTGTTGAATTCTTTACATAGAAAACAAATCCTTCAGTAAAAATAGCAACCAAATCTTCTTCAATGGTAAATGTTTTATTTCCAGCATCCAGACCAACAATAGTATGTTCGTCACCGAATTCATTGAGAGTGTTTTGGTATTCATCTAACTTTGCTTCAACTCTGGCGCATGGATCTTGTATTGTCACATACTGTGGTTGATCGGCAATGTTACCAGGATTATACCAATAGTAATCACGATAGTTTAATAGTTTATCATAGTCAATTGGAGGTGCCCAATTAAATGATGGTGCCTTCCCCCATTCTTTCATTCTGCTGAGATCCACACCGAGACGTTCCAATTCGGCCTGAATGTCTTGCCATGAAGACATATGTTCTATAGTGCCAATCTTATTATATAGAATGGGTTGAAGTTGATATGCTTGTCTATGTGGAGTAGGTTCTTGTATTTGACGATTAACTAAGACATTAGGATTACCTTGACCAATAAAGCCAATGACACGACGCAACTCACTTTTAGTCAAAAAGCGATTTAATGTCGTTTCTAGTAGACTTTCATTGACACCGGATTGATAAACTTCGGGTAGAAGTTTTAGCAGGTCCGTTCTTGGTTTTGAATAATCACTATGATCTGTCATTTATACATATACTCCAAATAATAGAAGTATTTATCAGGTTGTCATTTCTTGGAATTTAGCACTTTTAAATATCTTGACGAAGATTTAGTGCGGTATATGACTGAACAATCTCAATATCTTCAACACCAATATCAGCCTGTAATATTTCATCCTCTCTAGCTAGTACCTGCTGAAGATCACCGAACTGGTGAGTTGCAGACTGAGGTACCAACACAACAGAATCAATTTCAGACTTCAATGCATTGTGAATAGCTGATGCCAATTCAGAGAAATAAAAGGTCTCACCAAACTCCCAAATGTTAACATCGAAGAATGATTGTACCGTTGATACAATTTCTGTCTTAACTTGGTTGTCTGTAAGTTTCCCTGTAGTTGGTCGAATAATCTTGATCTTAGCTTGCAATTCAGTAATAGCCTTGCTACCAAATAGCAACTTAATAACACCTGGGTGTAGTATTACTGAATCCGAAATCATCTTGTTATCTAATAAATGTGCATACGATGTACGCAGATCCAATGGTGTTGGTGCCAATGGTTGAACTGTAAGTTCACCACTTAGCCACTGTTGAATGCTGGTATTATATCCACGTGTAATGATAAACATATCAATAATGTTAGTCTGTGCTGGATCAATAAGTCGGAATCTATCGGCACTGTGGAACCATGCAAAGTTATAACCACCACGACCACGCAATCTTCTATGCGTTCCAGTAGGATCATCTTCTGGATAAAATCCTGTTAATGGACTACCAGTAAGAGCTACGGTAGCATACCAATCTTCTATAACTTCTATAGTAGTAGGTGTCACTTGCACCCAATCATCGGAAGTGGAAGTGCGTGTGAAATAAATGTAGTCCTTATTCTTTAAAGTAATCTGCACTTCCAATGGAGATCCTAACACCTTAATTGTATTACCAGCTTCACCAGATACCCTAGCAGTTCCTAATGGAGCTTCAAGCAATTCATAATCACCTGTAGCGTATGGGGAACCACCTAGTTCTAATACCATAAGGTTTGGTGATCCTGTTCTTTCAACTGTTATTAGTCCACTAGCCAGGTCATCAAATAATATTGGGAATGGAAGTTCTACTTCACCATTTGCTGGAACTGTGTAAACCAAATCACCATCCAACAATTCACCAAGATCCATATCATTTGCAATATTGTCATTATCGGTATCTGTTGGTAATACATTTAATCTGTGAATGTCATCCAATTCATCAACATTGAGTTCTTGGTTCAGAATTGTAAATTCCCAATTCCTTGATAATGTTGGTGGATTTGTAACACCCCAGGTATCATTAAAGTTGCAGTTTAACAGAGTTATTCTGTCATTGACGCTATTTAATGTGTCATAATCAACAGATGGATTCCCAAGATTTGTATTCCAGAAACGAGTCTCTTCGCTTTCAACCACAATACGTTCACGCTTCCATCTTACTGTCCACTGATCAGGTGCTATAAATTCAACGGTAATAACACCTTCAGTTGGTGTCCAAATTGTATCTATTAATGTTACAGCACTTCCAGTAACGGGATTTGGAGTAACCGCAGCGGCACTACCAGTTTGAAATTGGAATTCAAGAACGTCTGGATGATAATACGTAAACAAGTCTGTTGAAGCGAATCCATTGAAAATGTCCGTCAATGCGGATGTCAATGCAGAACGTTCCTGAGTTGTAAATCTCTTTCGTAGATTACTTGGTGGAACGCCACGTGTTGTCAAGATAGTAAAGAAATCAGGTGAAGACAATATTGGTTCAATATAGTCATCGATCAACTCTTCAACACTTCCAGTTTGAACTTCCACAAAGGTTTCACTTTGTTCAACATAGACTGCTGCATCACATCCAAATAGCTTAACATGTTCATATGTTTCACTTGGATCATGCCAGAACAAGTATTTTGAATCACCAGCAAATGTTCTATTAAGAGCACGCAACTTGAGGATCGTTGGATCTTGAAGCAAGAATACGTTATAATCACGATCATTAACCATACGATCCTGCGTAAAATAAACAGAAGGTGCGACACGTCTAATGTGTTCGATGTCCTCTGATGGGGATGCATTCTGTAATGAACTGATTAATGAATAAGTAAATGTTAAAGTCTGTACACTTCCATTTTGATCGTTATAAGTGAATGAAGCGGAAGTGTTAATAACTGTGTTTTGTGGGATAACGATATCTTCGTTAGCAGAAGTTCTAAACCATAGATCAAATGAACCAGAAGGCACATCTGCGAATTCACTATCACCAAATATAATTCTAACCTGGTCGTTATCGAGTGTTTCTACTTCATACTTCTGACGACGTAAGTTAGTGTTGAAGATAATATTCTGTGCGTTAGCAAGGTCAACTTCTACCCATTCACCGGAGACCGCACCAGACACTGTACCGTCATCTAATGTATTTCCGGTATCAGGATCTATATTGTTTATCCAGATATCAGTTTGGTTAATATTGTCAGTTGTTATATCGTATGTTTGGTTTGGAGTCACACCATCAAAGGTAGATGTTTCCTTTGCCAATGCGCCCTGCTTGGTATACATAAAGAAGCCAGTGGTATCAGAACCATCACCCAATCCATCCTGTCCATAAAGTAGACTGAACAGTGTAGTGTTATCTGGTCTTCTTTCTTCTGGGCCGGTATCCGTAAGATTAACGGGTACCAATTCCAATGGAAATGCATCACCAGAAACTGTCACACTATAGCTGAACACACCATTTGGTAATGGATTGTTATTCAACTGATACAATTCAAATAGGACATCATCGACCTGTGTTCTTTCATTTGGAGAAACTGTACCGAATTCTTGGCGTAACACCTTATTCATTATTAATAGGAACTGTTCCTTCCAATTAGCGTTAGTGGAATCATTCCAGTTAATCTTGGCATTGGCAATGTTTGTGCCGTTAGAATCTGTTATTGCTTCTGTGGTAGTCACAGATGTAACTTTAACAAGACCACGTGCTGCTATATTACGGGAAGCAGAATATGAAATAAGTTTGGCAAGACGAAGGATAGACTCTTTTCGTTGTGCTTGGGTGATGAAATTTTCATGAGCATTGATATCAAGGCGATATGCGAACTGTTCTGAAATATAAGCGAATATTTCCAATATAGCGATAAGTTCACTTGATTCGATATAATCATTAAATGACTCTGGATGATATATCTTAATATAGTCAATCAGACTTTGCTTGACTGTTGTGAAGTCAAAAGCATTGAAATTTATCTGTTCAAACGCTTGGTATGCAACTTCAAATGCTTCTGCTCTGCTTATTATACGTGACATTATTATCCCTCAAACTCTATATTAAGATCCATCTGATCCACCAAATCAAATTCGAGGAAATCTAAAGTAACTCTAAGTTCCACCGATCCGTTATCGTAATCTGGGCTAGCATATATGTTTACGAGTGACACTCGTGGATCATAATTAACTATAAGTTCAATATCTTCTCTTATAAGATATATTGTTTCTTCATCCAATGGTTCAAACACAATATCGGGTATGATGGAACCAAAATTAGGCATCATGACTCTCTCACCACGTCTCGTAAAGATATGATTAAGTATATCCATCTTTACCAATTCAATATCAGTAAGAGAAAATGTCTTCTTACGTTGATATTCGAATGATGAGTAACCTTTATATAATGCCATGAATTTTCCTTAGTATCGTTTGATATTTATTATCGTTGCCAATAATCATTTCGAGGTATGGTTTCACCTAATTCCGTCTTACCAACATTAGGATCAGTATAAGTAAGTTCCAACGTAGATGAGTTGTTGAATGATCCATCATTATCGTTACTTACTGACATTATTCTACCCCAAGGTTCATGCTCTGGACTTCTATCTACCAAAACTGCTGCTGCTTTCAACTCCATCGCAGCAGTTGATTCCATTGTTATGCCTGCTGCCTTTAGATTCAATGCAGCAGAATTAGTAACACTGAAAGCCCCAGTAGACTGAACATCTGTTGTTCCATTACTAGTCAAACGAAGTGAAGATCCTGCATTCAAATGAATCTCAGCGGCTTCAACTATGAAACTGCCTTCAGTCTTAAAATTGATTCCTTTCGCTGCATGAACCGATAATCTGCGTTCAGCAAATATATCAATATTTCCATTCTTATCTAACTCAATCCAATTCTTTCCACTGGAAGTGTTGATGTATATTCTTTCATTCGTATTTCTGATTCGTATTCTACCATTAGCAGCACTATCATCCATGCTTACTGTATTCATGCCAGGTGTAGTAAATGAATATACCTGAGAATCATAATTGCCACCGGTTGACTGGAATTTTATTTCTGGACGTTGACGACTCTGTTGATAACCTTTTCGTGCATTCAACCCAACAGCGTCCAGCTTACTATCAGCAACGGAACTCACCACCTGATCTAATACTTCATTATCTACAGCAGCAACTTGATTATCTGCGGCTCTAGTCCTACCCTCTAACGTTTCACTAATATTTCCAAAAGCTTCAGCAATATTACTAGCTAATGGTTCTATAGGATTTTCAGTGGAAGTGTATGGTCCTTTACTATTAACATTTTGCCATCTACCATGCGGCATAGTATGTGGTAAAAACTGACCATATAGACATCCCATCCAAACACGGTATTCTGGATTACCATCCAAACACATAACGATTGCATATGAACCAACTTTTGGAATAGCCCACATTCCATATGACACGGGACCACTAGATGACTGCTGTTCTGGACCTCTAGTACCACAAGTAGTTATACCACCAAAAGGTGCAGCATAAGATGCCCACAACAGATTTGTGACTGGTGTATTGGCAGTGTCACCTAACGCTGGACACATGACACGAATTCGACCCATTTGTTGTGGATCATTCACATCAACTACAGTTCCTAACGTTATTCCATAAAAAACTGTTCGTCCATCTGCATTTCTTTCTGATTGTGTTTTAGCCATATAATTCTCTTAACATTTTGGTATTATTTGATCTTTAAAGAATGCCTTCAAATATGTACTTGCTGGCATTGTTTCTGGGCTTATATCTGCTGGTGTTGGTTGTGTTTCTGCTGTTGTGGTTGTAGTTGTTGTAGTAGAACCACTACCACCAGCACCTGCACCTGGAGTGCCAGCACCGGTATTCTGTGCACTAGTAGTAGCAGTTTTGTTTCCTTCTACCTGTGCTTCTTGTTCTGTTTTTTCCTTTTCTACTGGCTTCTTTGTTTTTGGTTCACGTTGTGGTAAACTCATCATTTCCAATGTTTGTGTAAATTCACCAGAAACAAATTCATTTTCAATCTGAAAACAATAATAAAATCCTTCATACCAAAACGGCAAAGAATAATCACCATCTTGATCATCTGTTGGCATTTTTATATTAAGCTTAACTATAGCAGGTGTTGTTTCCCAAAATGGAAATGGATCTGTTTCTACATTAGCACCAGTTTGTAGTCTATCAGATTGCCCAGACACTTCACTAGGTTGTTTGCTCATTGAATTCAATAATCCAGGATTCCCATGAATTTTCACCTTAGCGCCTATGTTATCCAATGCAGCATGGCGATTTAACAAACTCTGAAACTTTGTCGATAACAATGGATTGAGTGTATTCTTATTTGTCTTATCATCGAATTTAGTTGAATAGAAGATGGGAGTTTTTGCCCTTAGTGGTGGATGGGATGAATCAGAACTAGGATTATCCTTTTGACCTGTTATGGTTGGGGACTTTGCATCATTAGACGCTTCAACCTGTGTTGGTGGTTGACCCTTAGCAGCGTTTTGTTGAGACGGTATGGTTTCAGTTGATATCAACGTTTGAAAAAATGCCAATCCAAAATCCATCTTAATATCAAAATCAAGAATATCAGTATTCTTACCTGTATAGATATAATCTAATGTGAATACATTCCTTCTAACATCTTCAGATAATGAATTAATATTATCATCTGTTCTCTTTGCAACCGTTGCAATTATATTAGATCTTGCTTCCAACACTCTGCGTAATTTAAATATAACCTTATATGTCGTTTCTGTTGTTTCAACAGTACTAACAACTTTAGGAACCCATTTTGCTTCTTCACCAATGGTGTTGTTTTCTGTAAAAACTGCTTCTTCTTTTATCTTTGAACATCTATTAACAATTTTCATTATAGCCTGTTCTATTGATCTTGTATCACCAAAACTGATACTACCGGCTTCATCCTTTTTACCTTTATCAGTATTCTGTGGTTTGAAATCAGTAATAACATAAGAACTAACTGCTCTCTTCTGTTGAGCCAAACTAATACCGTTGTTGGGTGCTATTGCATATGGATACTCTGCCTTAATAATGTATTGAACTTTCTTGCCATTGAATTTTAATTTGTTACCTTTACTATCAACTTCGCTTTCTACTTCCTTCTTTATCTTTTCAAAATATTGGTCATAATCACGATTAATAGCATTCTGTAAGCGACATAGCCCACCAGATAATGTCCTACCTTCACAACCAGGAACAGTATCATTGAAATTTATTGATATTTGCTGAGCAGCACGCATAAGGTGTTTTTGTTTACTTGCACCATTGCTGACACCAATAAGACCAATATTATATCTACCACCTTCAATTCTGAACTGACCAGTAATATCAGTAAGAAAGAATAACGATGGTCGAACATTTGTTATAGGATCATATACATCTCCAGTTCTAGCCGATGTAATAGTTTCTGCCTGTGATTGATTCAAGGAATATGCTACTGAACTAGAAGTATGGCCTATGAATATTGTTTTTATCATGAATATAATACCATTAGGGTCACTCCTTAATCTATTAGCGACTTCCGTCATTATATTCATGAACTTAACACCACGTGGTTCGTCTATTACCATACTACCATCTAGTGTCATTGTACTAAACCGATCAACACCGTTAGATCCCGCAGATGCTGCCGTTACCGATTTCCATTTCAAATCAGTAATGATCAAGTCGGCATCTTCCATACCATTAATAACTATGATATATCTACCATCACCAACTTCTCTTGCGTTATACTTACCAAAAGGATCAGTGTCTGTATTCTTTTGTGTAGCATCTCTTCTAAATGTCACCAATTCATTGGACTTATGCAATGCTTCAGCTACTTTTGTAGTTGAACATGCTAGCAATATATGGTGATATGAATAAGTGTGATACTGACTTAACGGATTTGGTGGATTAGACATCTATTCCCTCTATATTATGTTGTCTCTGTCGTAGGTGGCACTCCACCTGTGCTCTTATTTAGAAAATCAAATTGAGCACGTTCAGTGTTAGGCATGCGTATTGTCTTCCCTGCGACAAATTCTTCATTTATATCAACAATAGTATTAAACTGTAACGTTATCCATGTCATGTTTGCATTACCAAAATAGTCAGCAGAAAACTTATCAGGTCTTCGATCATACTTTGGTGCAATCTGAATGAAAATATCATCAGAAGCATGTTTTATAGTTTCTAAATCTCGTTCCCACCATCCAAGTCGTTGGTCATATGCTTCTGTATCACCACCTTGGGTGTATCTGGATTTAGCGTTGTTTACGGAATTATCTATAGTCATTTAGAATCCCCTCAAAATACCTTCACGATAATCTTGAATTGAAAAGCCTTCACTGAATTCTCGTGGTGCACGTGTTTCTAAAAGCTGTATGTCAATAATCATTACTCGTGGAAATGGTTGTCCAGTGTTAGTTGGAATATAATCAACATCACTAGGATATGGAATGGATAATGATTGAATAACAACAGGGACATTGTGAATGTTAGTTGGTGTGGATCTTGTCCATGACCCAGCATGTACTTCATCCGGCACATCAGCATACGCACTCAATAATAGAACCTGTGGTGGTTGACCCACTCGTTCTTGTGCTTGTTGTCTTTTATTTGGTGGAGCATATGGATCATCTTCTGTACCAGATAAACCTTCCATTGTTCGTCTAAAATCACTAATCTTCAATGTGCTAGATCTAGCACCAAAATGCGGCATAGTCCATCCACGAAGATTCCATACTCTACGCATGTTTTCAGTTGCTTCAGTAACTGTACGTGAAACCAACTTAACTGCTGATAGTGAAAAGGTACGTGAATTAGTACTTCCATATACAAAAATCTGACCAGGCATGTGGATAGGTTGCATTGTCTTGTATTCCACATTACGAGATTCTGTAATATCAGGAGTAACATCAAACACAACAATATCTGTTCTAGCTGTTCTATTACGAGCATTGAGGGACTTAGTATAAGGTGCGGAATTCTGTTGTCGCAACTTTACCTTAAATGTGTTCTCTCGTTGATTGATTGTCTTGGCCATTTAAACCTTTTCCTTTATAAAGTGTCTTAAATATTTATCATGCTTGCAAAACGTAGAAATTAGGTATATAATAAGACGTTAGGAGATACAAAGTAATGAATAATAAAAATAATCCGCCGAAGCGGAAACGAAAGACTAACTATCTCAACAACAAAGACTTACTCGCCGAAACATTAATAAGTTTGGAAAACAAACAAATAAGCGACAAGTTAGCGCATATGTTGATGCTGTTAGTAAAAAGATTAAGTAAAAAAGGCAACTTCGCCAATTACACGTATAATGATGATATGCAGGCATATGCACTCATGATGCATATGAAAACTTGGAAAGGATTCAATCCAGAGAAAAGTAGCAACCCCTTCGCATTCTACACTCAGTGTACCAAAAACTCATTCATCCAATTCCTCAATAAAGAAAGACGACAACGTGACATCAGAGATGCCATGTGGGTGAATCAAGGTATGGACCCATCACATACATATGCGGCTCAGTACCAAATAAAAGTTGAAGACGAAGAAAATATCGACCATAATGAATCTGAAAAAGAAGCAAAAATAGATAAGGAATTAGGTTAATATATGCCAACAAAACTAAAGAAAGGAGCCTTCTTCACTGATATTCACTTCGGAAAGAAAGGCAACTCAGAACAACACAATCAAGACTGCTTAGACTTCATTGACTGGTTTTGTACCAATACCAAAAAATCAAAATGTGACTACGTTGCATTCCTTGGTGATTGGAACGAAAACCGTAGTGCTCTCAATATCAATACACTAAACTATGCTCACCGTGGCGCACAACAATTGAATGATTTGGGTCTTCCCGTATACTTCGTTATTGGAAATCATGACCTGTATTATCGCAATTCTCGTGATGTGCACTCTGTAGTTCACCATGGTGAATTCGAGAATTTTAAACTTATCGATGAACCAACTGTCGTAGACGATATTACTGGAAGTGTGTTGTTCTGTCCTTTCTTGTTCCATGAAGAATATCCACAACTGGCAAAGTATCTCAAGATCCCATTCTGGGCTGGACACTTTGAATTCAAAGGATTCGTGGTTACTGGACACAATGTCAAGATGCCGACCGGACCTGATGCTAAAGACTTCAAAGGTCCAAAGAATATCGTATCTGGTCATTTCCATAAAAGACAGACACAAGCCAATGTAACCTATATGGGTAACACATTTCCAATGGATTTTGGTGATGCCGATGATAATAAGCGTGGAATGATGATCTTCAACCACACTACCAATAAGATGTTATTCAAGGATTGGGCTGACTGCCCCAAGTACAAAAAGACGAAACTTAGTGACATTTTAGAAAAAGGTGATACAATATTAACACCAAAAACACAAGTTAAATGCGTTATTGATATTCCTATTGAAGAATCAGAGAATACCGAATTACGCAAGGTTCTAATAGAAAAGAACAGTTTACGTGGTTTGGTTCTAGAAGAAACTGCGGAAATTGATGAAGCATTATCAGAAACAGATGTAGATGTTTCAGATCTAAAAACCATCGATGAATCTGTATTGGAAATGTTAGAACAGATAGAGACAGAGCACATAGAAAATGATATACTAACAGAAGAATATAAGAAATTAAACATAGAAGGATAGCATATGATGCCAGAAACCAGACCACAGGACAAATTAGTTTTCACCAACGACGAAGATACCGGTATGGTACCAAGGAATCCAGATGATAGGAACAATGATGGAGAAATCCGATACTATGTACGGGTCTACTTCAAAACAAATCGTGAACATTTGTTTCCAGCAAGAGATCTAGACAATGCAAGAGACATTGCCGCTAGATGTGTAAGGGAACATGTGTGGATTATTCTGGATAATGGACAAGAAGAATTCTTCCCACCAACCGAAATTCATAAAGTAAAGATTGTGAGAGGTTAACAATGATACATTATGGTGCAGTATACAAAGATCTAACAGTTAACCAATTTATTGAAATCCTAACTAAGTTAAAAGAACAAGGTCTTGGTGAAGATAAATGCAAAATATATGATCCTGAATCAGAAGATTGGGAGTGTATCACTGGTTTTACATACAACACTAATAACGAAATAAAATTTTATTCTGACGACAATGATTAACTTCATATCTCTTTCGCTAAAAAACTTCATGGCCTATGGTGCCAATACAACATTAGTTGACCTTAGCAACATTGGTACTACCCTCATTCTAGGTAAGGATCTAGATAACACTTCCAATGGCACCGGTTCAAACGGTGTAGGAAAGACCACTATCATTGAAGCATTGGTATTTGCTGTATTTGGTAAGTCATTATCTAATGTCAGTTTACCTGATCTAGTGAACAATATCAACAAGAAGAACCTGGAAGTGTCCGTCACCTTTCAAAAGGGAAAGGACTTCTATAAGGTAATTCGTGTCAGGAAAGGAAGGGGTGGGAACTGGATGAAGTTCTATAAAAGAAAGGGTTCATCCGACTTCACTGATAAGGATGAATTGACACGTGATAGTGTTGGCCATACCAATGAAGAGATAGAAAAGGTTATTGGGTTACCATATGAACTATTCTGCCGCATTGTGGTGTTTTCAGCTACACATACGCCATTCCTGCGTTTACCTTTACCACAACAAGTTAAGTTCATTGAAGAGCTGTTTTCAATGACAGTATTAACTGAGAAGGCAAATATCCTCAAAGATATGATCAAAGACGCAGAACGCAGTTATGCCATACTAGAAACAAAGTTTGTACAGATAGAACGTGAACAGAACCGTCACACCGATATGGTAGTTGCTGCTAAAGACAGAGTTAACAATTGGGACATCGATCACGGACAACGTATTGAACAGCTTAAAATGGAACTAGAAGCAATGTCTGGCATAGATTTTGCAAAGGAAAAGGCTGCTCTCACTAAACTTGAAAAACTCCATCAACAGGTTAATGAATTAGATACTGAATATAACACCCATAAAAAACAACTTCATGAAGCACAAACACAACATGACAACTGGGAAACCGACAATAACCTAAAAATTGCAAGTATTGAACGTGCATTAGAAAAGGTTGCTAATATTAATGTTACGCAACAGCAAGCAGCACATGAGACACTTCGTGAAATAGAAATTCAAATCACTACACTCAAAAATGATCTCGAAAGCCTAGAACGTGCTGCTGGTAGACTAGAAGAGGATATTGAAAAGACAAATCATGAACTAGCACACCTGCAAGGGGATAAATGTCCGTACTGTGAACAAAGTTTCCCCGATGCTAAAAAGAAGATTTCATCAACCAATAAAAAACTAAAAGAAAGTAGCGATAAATTGGTTGATATAACTAAAGGTATGAATGACATCAATTCCGAATTGGAAGTGTCACTTCAAGAACAGACGGTTGTCAAAAAGATAATCAAAGTTGACAATATCAAGGAACTTGTTGATATTACAGAAAAAATAACACAATACGAAGCAGATCTTAAGACTTTCAAGACTTCTGTTAACCCATTTATTGAAAGTTTAAATAAGTTAAAAAAGGTTAATGTTTCTAATATCGAAAAGAAATTGAAGTCTCTGGCCAAGAACACTGCCACTGAAATGCAAAAAGTGACAGTTGTCAGCTTAGAGGAATTAATGAATGTTAAAAGTAACATCGATGTATGTAAAGCATCTCTTTCCACAGCGAAGAAGGAAAAGAACCCATTTAAGGATCATTTAAAGGAACTTCAAGCAGTTAAACTAGAAAAGATTGATATAGAAGAACTAAATAGTATAGCTAAACTGATTAAGCACCAGAAGTTCTTGCGGAATCTACTTACCAAGAAGGACAGTTTCATACGGAAGGCATTGTTAGAAAAAAACATTGGTTATCTAAATTCCAAATTGAAAGTGTATCTACTTGAACTGGGACTGCCACATGTAGTCGAATTTACACATGAACTATCTGCCAATATTACATTATTAGGCAGGTCTTTGAACTTTGGTAGCTTATCACATGGACAGCAAGCAAGAGTTAATTTTGCATTGTCTCTTGCCTTTCGTGATGTACTTGAAAAGTTGCATGAAAGAATAAACGTTTGCCTATTCGATGAGGTTCTTGATGTTGGACTAGACACCGTAGGTGTTGAATCAGCGGCGAAGATCATTAAGAAGAAGGCAAGGGAAGAAAAATTATCCCTCTATGTCATTTCACATAGAGATGAGATTGATAGAGCATTTGAAACCATCATGACAGTTCAAATGGAAGATGGGTTTAGTTGCCTTATGGAAAATTGATATGGATACACAAAGATCTGTCCAAAGATTTATTTGACATGAGTTTTGATATTGAAGATTATCTATTCAAGCTGTATAATGATAACAAAATCAATGGTTTCGATTCAGTACAAGTGATAGGAAATAAGATACAATTAGACATCCAAAAACCTGGACAACGTGGTGCAGATGGCTGGGAACTCATTACTTTTGTGGTTGATAGAGGCAAGAAACTAAATACGGCATATGATAATGCAATGAAAGGGGTATAAGAGGACTCAGTAATGGTTACAAAAGACACACTTGACAATTTGGATGAAAAAGAACGGAAGGAAATAGAAAAAACAATGGATGCTACTCATGATCTTAGGGAAGGACTTAAAAAGTTACATGATAAGATCGATTCCATGAGCAAGAAGGAGTTAAACAAGTCCTATAAACGGGCGATGAGAGGAGTATAAATATACCCCATGGAACCTAAAAACATTGACGAAATGTTCAAAAGACTGAATGATCTCATAGCGGATATTCAAAAAAAGAACAAGAAATATAAAGAGAAAAATAAAAAAGAACCGGTCAACAATGCCAATGAAGCATATGATCGGGCGATGAAAGGTTTATAATGACCGAAGAAGAATTTCGTCAATATGTTGGCAAAAAACTCTCACATGAAGTGGCGATGTATGATCTTGTCAAGAGCAGATTGAACCAAGTATGGATATCAAGATTTCAGTGTCCTACTGAATATGCTGCATGGATTCCTTATAAAATAACACGTGAAGATAACTACCCAGGAACTGGGGATCTTCAAGTTACAGCGCATTGGAAAGTGCATTGTAAGAATGTGACAAATGTGCATGAAACTAAAGAATTTGATTGGTGCTTATCGTTTACTCGTGATTATGTCCCATTTCAAAATAACTT